CAACGATTTATGCCGAGGTCCCTTAGGACCGAGCTAGCCTCCCCGTTGGCAAATCCCCTTGGGAAAACGCCGGGTTCTTTTGTTGAAGCGCATGATGGTCTGATTGGAAGCTCCGCTCAGACCTGCTGCGACAACAGGGTTCCTACCGCTACGTAGGTCCAGCCCGTTCCGTGTTGTGGGTCCGCCACAGCGGTGCTCACACAAATTGAGGAGCACTCACTGCAGCCAGTGACTGCGTATCCATGCACCACAAGGGCGGGTGCGTTGGCCCCACGCAGCGTGGGTGATGACGTGGCTGACTAACACTTCCCACATGCCTCAGTGACTGTGTGATGAACTCATCTGTCGTCACATCACATGTGAGTAAGCGCATATGTTTTGGCCACCACTGAGCTAGTTCGATTACGCTACTACTCAGCTCGTGTGAGCGCGAGCCAGGCGGCGCTGAATAAACGTGGCGTTGCCGGTGTCTACTCAACCCCGTGGCACTGTGGCATTACCCTGACCACGACACACGATTGCCATCGACCTTCTCAATCAATGAATGGCACATCCTGTGGCACCATTGCATATGGCTGTGGCGGTCGCATGAAGTTCGCAACCCCCTGTTGCACAGCCGCCGACACTGCGTCAGCAGCTGCACCACCAGCTCGATTGAGAATGTGCTCTCCAATATCCTTCACTGCCGAGACTGCCCTATGCCACTCGCTTGGAGTGGTCGGTTTGTGCTGCTTTTGGGTAGACCTCACAATGATGTCGTTCGGATGTCTCGAACACCATTGTTGGCCCACTTCAATTCGATAGTTGACAACTGTATCCCCTGAGCCAGCCTTCGGTATGTAGATCAGAATAGGTTCAAGTGCCGTCGCAAAACCTATCTGTCCAAGGCTGGTGGTCAACGGTGGTATACCAAAGTCTTTCCAGGCTTTGTACGCCACATTCTCAGCTATCGCAGCATGCACAGTCACAGGCCTTTCCTGCAGCGACGCAGCAGAAATCGGCCTGATGTATCCCACAGCAATCGAGTCATCAGCCCATGCAGTCTTGATTGTTAATGACTCTTCCGATGCAGTGCTGGCGTTGCCAGTTTCGATCATCGGTACTGTGCCAATATATACCGATCCAGGTGGATACAGACCTGTGTTTGTACCCGTGCATGAGACCCGGACGGACATATTGTGTAGGCGCGCTCGCACTGACGAGAACTTGTGCGCTGTTGGATCTTGATGAGGTTCGCCTATGATCGGTGATCGTAGCGTCTCGAGTACTGGTATGTCCCCATCAATGTACTCAACAGCATTGTATCGCATTGCGATAAAGTCTGTCAGTGGTCCAACATGTGACTCCTGCCGATTCATGGTTCTTGGGCACACAACCACAACCTGATTGATGGATGTGGATGACGCAAACTCCATGACTCCCATGAAATTCGTCGTCGTGTATGGTGCCGTCACTTCATCGAGTGGCAGGTGTCGCTTGTCGAACCCGTCGAACGCCCATGCGAGGCCACGTGGAACAGGGGGCAACAACCCTTGTCGCTGGCGTGGTGCCAGCCGTTGTCGTTGGGTTTGTTGCTGCGGTTGCTGCCGTCCCTGTCCTTTCGCCGAATTTACGGCGTTCTGGCGCGCGTACAGATTGCGTAGTGCATTCTTCCTTGCGCCTTGGGCCTTGTTGACTTGAGCCATCTGCTTCGGACTCAGAGTCATGGCAGTCACACTCGCAGCTGTTGCCTTCAACTGTTACCAGTGGAGACGCACCGAGCGTGGGTAATGCAGAACCCGTTGTCCTGCAATGCTGCCTCCCGGCAGCGAAGTGCTGACCTCTGTCAGCAAGCAGTCACTGTGTGGATTGCCCACACACTCTTGCACGCGCTTTGCCCCAGCGCAAATTCACCCAGGCAATTGGCTAAACCTCGAGCATCTAAACTCTGCCGAGCCAAAATTGTTCGCCAATAGCAAGTCTGACCCTGACTTGCCCACGAAATTACTGTGCCCTTGAGTCTGCACAGCCCACGCAATTTGACACCACTGAGGTCCAATTAGTAGTTTGTTCCAGCCAGCCACGTCAAAGGTACTCTGCCCCAAGTAGCATGCTTCCCGTCCGCTCGCCGGGGGAACAGCACGGCCCAGAACACCAGTCGCTCAAATGCTCCCATCTGGTGTATACAAAACCTGGACGCTGCGGCCAAATGCCAAAACCGCTACCGTGCCCTACCAATACACTCAACTCAGTGGAGCCCACGGGACACCTCAGTGCCCGGGGACCGTAGCCATCCCACCCGTGTTCCCAGAGGGCGCCACCCCTCCAGTCCTGCTCCGTTCCGATCGGCCGACTGCTTGCCATTTGCCCTTGCCAGGCGCTTTTCCCTTCCCCTTGCCGGAAGATTTGTCAGTCGACGTGGATGGGGACCCATTGCCGTGGTCAATGGGACCGTGCTTTCGCTGTCCGCCCTTGCCTTTATTACAGGATTTGCCCTTCGCATTTCCCTTGGCAACTGAACCGGTGTGTGGGGCATCAGGCACATCTTTTCCCTTACCACCACTTTTCTTCCCCTTCCCTTTCCCCCCATCGGACCTAGGGGGTGCAGAAGGACCGGCGCCCGGGCAGCAGCACCTCAGAAGGATGGGGCTTTCGACTCCCAACGCTTCTGCAACAGTCTTCGTCATGTGGCAGCGTGTCATGAATCCTTCAGGATCGACGATGTCTTCGTCCTGTATCATGACTTCTGCCATGGCCTGGTCGGCCTCCTTCCACTCGTCTGCGGCGGCAACCATCTTCTTGCCTGTCGGTGCTTCGCTCGTCGTACCGTACGGGAAGTGAAGCCAGTGCACCATGACGAAGTAACTGCACTCGGCTTTCTCCACGTAGTCTATCGCTTCAGCCTCCATGTCCGCCAACGTCTTCACCTCGCGCTCCTTGAGTTCTGGGCGGCGACGAATGTCATCTGGGGAGTACCTGACATTCTTGAACCCAAACTCTTCAGCCTTGCGACGCTGGTAGTTGCCTGCAGCCAAGCACAACCGACGCACGACCGGCGTTCCAGCGGATGCGTGTGCGCGCTGGAAGAGGGCGGTTGCGTACTCTGCGTGCTGCTTTGCAGTGCTCTCGCGTGCCACGACGACCCCGTCGAGGATCTCAACTGGCGTGCGATGCGCATACACTATGCGCTGGACATTCTTCTTTGGCTTGACCAAAGCGTAGAAACCGCCCTTAGCGGACAAATGACAATACCGCGACAATACCTCGAGGGAGGTGGATGACACAACCGGTTCGATCGTCTTTCCATACGCCTTGTATGCGATGACGATCTCTTGTGCAACCTCCTTCGGTGAGCGGCCTGGTGCCATGTAGTCCTGCGCGTCAAATACGGTGTCATCGCCATCGCCGACGTCGACATCGCCTATGGCTGCGGGGCATCGCCGGCGGGCATGTGCCCACATCGCGACTGCACCGCGCAACCCGCGGAACCGTATGACTTCTGCGGTGCGCAGGATCA